ACGTTTTTACTACCAGTATTCATATCAGTTCCAGCTTGTTGACCGATAGCTACATTTTGGTCTCCAGTTGTAATAGCATCTAAGGCATTTATTCCATAAGCGGCATTAGCTTCAGCAGTGTTATCTGTTCCAGATACATCGTGAGTATAGATAGAATTATCAGCAGTATAAAAAGGAATACCATTTAAAGTTGTTGCAGTTAATGTTTCAACTTTATCTGATGTTGCACCAATCGTTAAGATCTCTACGAAAGCGTCATTGTCCGAATTGCGTAAATATAATTTGTTATCGTCTGAATCATACCACCACTGGTTTGCGTACGTCGTGGCTGGCTGTGAGTTACCAGAATTATTAGTTGCAACTGCACCTAATGCGTTGTTCAGATCTGTTCTTGTAGCTGGAAACGTCTGATTGGCTATGTTATAATCGTGTTGTGACATTATGTTCTCCTTATAATGTTATTTGTTTTATTTGTAAAGTTATATGGCTCTGCCTTGTCCATTGGCAACATAATCAAATGTTATATCTTGTGCCGCACCACCAGCATTAGTGAAAGTTACACTAAATCCTGTTGCTGATTTACTAGTAATAGTTGTTTGTATATTCTGTGCGGCGTTCTGTGCAAGAATAACAACACTTGGCTCTGAAAAAAATGCTTTATTAAATGTTACTGCTTTCGTACCAGCACCACTTGCTATGTTAGATCCTGTGTCAGTTCTATCAGCCATAAACAATCTGACTTGTGCGTTGTTTACCTTTGGTGATTGTGAACTTGAATTTGTTGTCAATACTAATTGAAACTTAGCATATCTAAATTCATAATTACCATCTTGAAATGGTGTAAATGCTGTATAAGTTGAATTATCATCTGAAGTTGAGATGAATAATTTAGCGTCCATATCTGGTGAAGCACCAGCACTATCAAACAAACCTTGTGCAGAATCAAATAATCCAGCAAGTCCGTCAAAGCTAGAAACTCGATCTAATTGATCTACATTTAAATAAGATGATACTCGACCTTGGTATTTTGCACCTAATGAAATTTGATTAGCAAAAGTATAAGTTCCTGTGCTTTCAAATCCATCTACTTCATCAAAGAAACCAACTCTATCGTCAAAATCACCGCTTACTGCGTCAAATAAGGTAACTGCGTCACCAGCAAGAATCAAAGCATTACCTTCAACAACAACTTGAGATTTAGTTCCAGCAAATGCTGTTTCTTCAGTAATTGTAGTTGCAAGGTTTTGACCAGCAAATTCTGTTACAGTTCCTATAACACTTCCAGCAGTCAAACTTTCGTGTCCTAATAAGTCAAATGCCTTAATGAAATAAACCCCAGCTTTAGCTGGTACTATGACTGAGTTAGCTGGTGGACTGACCTTATCAACTAAGACAATACTGTTAGGATAACTATCACTAGCATTTGGTGAATATCTAATATGATAATAAGCTAAATCTAAATCAGCAGAAGGATCCCATTTTAAAACTGCAATCTCATCTTGAAAGTCTATTGAGAAATTTGCAACATTAGCTGGTGGATCACTAAATCCAACAACGAAATGATCGCCAGCAACATAAGCTGATTTATAGCCCAATGCGTTTATTGCTCTTGCTTTTACGTTATATGTAACACCACTTTCAACAGGGATCTCTCTTACTGTGTTAGATGATATTCCAGCAGATTTATAAATTGTATCTGTACTCTTTTTATAAACAACCTCAAATTTATCTACAAAGAAGTCTGGTGTATTTCTTAATGTAACAGTCATAATTACATTTAAATTGCCCTCTGTAACATTAACAGGCGTATCAGTTATAGATGTTAAAACAGGAGCATTAACAGTCTTTGGATCTGGTAAGAATGACACTGGTGCTGATGGCTGTTGTATCTTAGTATTATAAGTGTAAGCGTCAGCAGTATATTCAACACCATTAATATTTACACTTCCAGCAGTTGATAAAGCTATTCCTGTTACAATAAAATTCTTAGCACTAAAACCCATTCCTGTATGAGTTATTTGAAATATATCTCCTACGACTAAATTCTGTGCTTCTGAAGTTGCAGTAAATGATATTCTTAAACCAGCACGAGATCTTTTTAAAACTAATTCTGCTAAATCTTCTGCTGTATAATAATCAGTTGTAGCTGGTAACGTCATATTAAAATGCAATTCTTCGTTATTATCTGCCGCTAACATAGTTGCATATTTAAAACTTGCACCAACATTGGTTTCATCTCTTGGTGGATAGATAGCATCGTTGCTTTGATAGTTTAAATCTTTATCTGCAAAACTTGCTATGACTCTGTTGTATCTGTTTTGTTTACTTTCACCGACTACTTGTATTCCAGAAATAATCATATCCTCTGTGATAGATAAAGCACTTGATCCTGTTCCCTCAATAACAACTTTATATAATCCACTTGTGTATGTGAAAAAAGCTCTCATTGGTGAGATAAGATTTCTTACGTTATCAATAATCTTAGTATTACTTCCCAAAACAGCGTGAGTTTCAAATAAGTTTTGTGAACTTGCTCCTGTGTATGGTGTGACTGAAGTATTACAAACACCAGCCGCAGTTGTGAATGAACTTGTGTTTATATCACTAGCAGATAATCCTTTACCATATCGAGTAGCAGTTAAATAATCATATAAACAATATGCTGGGTTTGCAGAATATGCGTAAGTAGATCCACTTAAATTTGTATTAATTAATTTACCTCTGATAACAAAGTTAATCTTAGGAAGTCCTGTAAATGCGTCTGAGTTATATTTAAATTTAAAATAACAATGAGAGACACCTTTTCCTAAATGTGATGTACTCCACCCAAGGTTTAACATTTCTTGAAATGGACTTACAGCAAAAGATAAAGCACCAGATGTTGTTAATGTAGTTGCATTAAAACCATTATCAGTTCCATTGAAGAAAGCAAAAGATGTTAAAGAGCGTGTAGTTTCAGAACCATCTATTTCTTCTGTTTGTTGATATGCTGGGTGTGTTGTTTCAACAGATAGATTGCTTGAATTACCAACACTACTTCCAGATGTCAAACTTGAAACTATTAAATCTGATCCATAAGATGAATCTGATCCTGTGTAAGTTGCATAAAGTTGTTCATCAATATAAAGTTCAGTAAATTTAGCAATTTGACCTTCGCATATAGATATAACCATATACAAATGTTCATTATCAGCAGATGTTGCTAAAAAAACAAGATTACCACCAACTCGTCTTGTTCCGTATATCAATGGTAATGAACTATCACTTTTTCTTTTATTAAGTAATATTCCTTGCGTTCCTAAGTCTTGTGAATCAACAGGCGTTGCATTAAACTCTGGAAGTTCTGGTACTTCTGGAACTACCCAAGATACAACTTCCTCTACAACATCAGAAGCAAAATCAACTACCTCATCTACAACGTCTGATACTGTGTCAATAACATTATCTATAATTCTTTTTACGAAACCCATTTAAACTCCATTTGCAAAAATATCACCAATTTTTCTAAATCCTAATTTCTCATACAATGCAGATTTTCTATCTAAATCGTTTCCGTCTGCTGTTCCTATTAAACAAGGTATTAATTTTTTATTAGCAATATCATTAAATCCTTTAACCAATGCACTTGCATTTTGATAGCTACGATGCTCTTTAGCTATATAGAAAAAAGCATCTCCTAAATATTCATTATGTGAAAACCACCATCTTGATATGATTCCACCCATCGCACCAATTATCTTTTGATCTTCTTTTAACAATATACATAATTTATCAGCTACGATTGGTTTGATAAATTTACTCATTAAAAACTTATCATATGGTGGATAAAGCGTTTCTGCTTCATCGTGCATACCAATCAAGAAATTAATCAGTTCAGCTATGTCAGAATCAGTTGCGTAAACTAAATTATTGTTTGTCAGTTGTTTTACCCCATTCAAGATCAGTTATAACTGTTGTGGTGTGATCAAAAAATTTATCACCACTAAATATTTGTTGCTGTGAGTTATCATTAGTTTTACGACCTTTTTTCATCATAAAATTTGTCCAATGATTAGCAATATTAATTGTTAAACGACTTGATGTTGTTGATTCATTTACTGTATAACCAGAAATATAACCATCAAAATATGTATAGGGATTATTAACCAATGCACCAGCGTCAGTTAAATATGCACGAAAAATCGTAACAGGCTGATGTATATGATCGTTATTTAAAAATAAACTTAAAAAACTTTGACTAACACTTGTAATAGTTAAATCAACTTGGCTTGTGTTAATCGAGGCTGATTCTTGAATACTTGGAACTCCTAATATATCACCATTTGCAGTATATGTGTTGCTATCATAAACAATATCAAAATATCCTGTTGTTCTATAATAAGTTGTTCCACCAATAGTAAATTGAATTAAATGTATCTGGTCTAAATGATCGGTGGCTAATTCAGTCTGTAAATCAGAATGTAAACCTCTAGTCATAATACCTCAATAAGATCCATCTCAAATCTATAAAAAGTGTCTGAGCCTAATTGTATTTCTTGAATATCGTTTTTTAATGCTACTGTAAATGGAACACTATCATAAGTAACAGCAGAATTATCAGCTAGTGCAGTTGTTAATGGTGGCTCTATTGTTACTGTTGCCGCATTACTTGATGAAGTTACATCTTCTACGACCATATAAACTTTATCGTGTGAGGCAAACTTAATATAATCACCAGCTTTAAATCGACCAGCACCATCACCAGCAAATGCGTCCATAGCAATAGTTGTATCACCAACAGCGTGTACTCCGTTTACTAATACTGATCCTGTTTCACTACCCTGTGCGTCATCAATGATTGGTGGTGTATATGTAAATGCTTCTTTACGCCCTCTTTGTTTTGTTATGAAAGCTATAATCGGAGCAAAACTTGATCTAGTCATTGGTGGGAATACTACTCTGAGTCCCCAGCGTTGATTTTGTAATTGTCTTGATTGTCTGCGACCACTAATAGATGTAGATACTAAAGTTGTTTGGTTTGTTGAAATAACAACACTTGCCGCAATCGGACTTGTAGGAAATGCACCACTCATACTAGAGCCGACCTTCCTTTAGAATTTAATGCAGTATTAACCATATTTATAATCTGTCCCCTCTTGCTATCTAATAATGTTCCAAAGCCTTGTGCATCGACTGTTGTAATATTAAAATTAATGTTTGTAGTTCCACCAAGAGCTTCATTAGGAACAACAGTTCCAGCCGAATCTGGTACGAATAACTCTGCACCTCGCTCACCAACAATAGATGGTCTATTTAAAGGTGGACGACCACCATCAGCAAATCCTAACAATCCACCAATAGCTCCACCAATACCGCCTGTTGCAAATCCAAATAATCCACCTAATAAACTTGGTTTTTTACGACCACCCATCAATGAGTTTTGTAGTTGTAAAGCCGCATTAGTTTTTAATATCTCGTTAGTGAAATTTCTTTGTGAACTACTTGCATTGTTAAGACCATTTTTCCAATCTTCAATTTTGTTTTCAATAGCAACTAAAGCATCTCTTAGGAATAAAGCCATTATGACTGTTTGTAATAATTGAGATATAAAGAACACTAATATTTCTTGTGCTAATACTTTTAAGACTGAGCCAAAACTTTTTCCCATTACAATAGCTTCTGCAACTCCTGTTGTAAATTTACCAAGAGCTTCTTCAGCACCACTTAATCCTGTAATTAACTTATTGCCTAATTCTTCTCTTATAGTTTTTGCTGTTTTGCCATAAGTTCCTAATACTTTATTAGCTTCTCTAGCGGCTCGTTTCTGTTGATTCAAACCTTCTTCAAATGCAACTTCTGCTCTTGTTAAGGCTGTAAATTGATCTTTAACAGCCGCTAATGATTTTTTATGTTCGTTGAGTTGCTTTTCGTTTTCTTCAAATACTTTATTATTTCTTTCAATGGTTTTGTTAAATATTCGTAATTCTGTATTTGTTGTTTTAATTTGTTTATTAGCATCTTTAAAAGCACCAACTAAAGCATCAACAGTTAATGCTAAACCAATTATTTTCTTAGCAAATCCACCCGTTATAATTAATAATGCACCAACTAATTGCTCAAACTCTCTGTAATTTTCAGCTACAATTTTTATTGCACCAGCTAATTTTATTAATGCTTTAGCAAGAACTTCGCCTGTTGCTATTGCAAATTCATTAATAGATACTTTGTTTGCATCAAGAAACTTTTTAAGATCGCCAAGTTGTTTAGTAAATTCAGCTAAAAATCCTTCAGCAACAGTCTTTTGAAATTTAAAGACTGAATCCTGTAACATTGAAACAGTACCTTCAAATGTTTTAGCTAATTCATCTGTTGCTTTTCCAAATCTTCCTTCACCACTAAATACATCTTCAAATGCTTTTACAGTATCTTCAATAGATACTTTAGCACCCTGTTGAAAACCTAATAAACTTCTAACACCTTTTTCTCTAAATACATCTGCCGCCGCTATACCGCCACTAAATGCTCTTTGAATTTGACTAGCAGTAGTTTGAAAGTCTAATCCTGTTGTAGCCGCAACATTACCTGTGATTTCTAATATACGAGATAAATCTTCTGCGTCTTTTGCTACGACTGCAAGATTACCAGAAGCCGCCGCAATATCACCTAAACTAAATGGAACTTTAGCCGCAAAGTCTGCTAGGTTATCAAATGCTTTTGCACCTTCTTTAGCACTACCAAATAAAAACTTAAATCTAACTTGTAAACTCTCAACTTCTTTTCCAACATCTACAAATGATTTAAGAACTAATCCAGCACCTAATCCTATAAAAGCACTTTTAAGGCTTAATACTGATTTTTTAAGACCAGCTAAATTCTTTTGTGATTTATTAATAGCCTGTTGTGTCTTATCAATCGCACTAATAATTATTTTTACTTTTTTATCTGCCATTTATCTCCTACGAATATTTGCTTGATTTCTTTGTTTGTTCATTTCGATTCTTTCCTTCTTAGCTTTATCGTCTAAGTAAGCAATCCACATTAAAAATTCCTCGTAAGTCATTTTTTCAACTTCAAAGACAGGAATCTTTAAGTAATCTGCTAAATCGAAATATGAATGTAATTCTGTGTCGTCAGCTATTTTTTTTTAGCTTCTTCGTATGTAGGAATTGTCATACAATCCCCAGCTACCCTTGCTACAACATCTGGATCAGCTTTTTTCATTAATACAAACTTATCTTCTAAAGTAAAATGATTATTTCCATCTTTATCTTTAGCTAACCAGATAAGAGCATATGCTAACGCTTCAACTTCATCAATTTTAGTTTTAGCTAAAATTTTCTTTTTCAATTCCAATGTTATTGGCTCAACAAAAATTTCAAGTGGTTTATTATCATCGTCTTTCCATTCTGGAACGATTATTTTGCGAGTTTCATATTTATTGAAATGGTCTTTTACAAAGTCGATTGATTTAGACATATGCTCCTTTTATCCTAAATTGGATTTATTGTCAAATTATACTGTGCCTCTTGTGATAGCACCATTTATTTGACAAGTAATAGATAATCTAATTAGATCGTCCATAGTAACCGCAACTGAGTTTCCTGTTACGATTGCTGGTACTGTGTAGAAATAATCTCCACTATCAGCACCTTCTGGGTAAAGTAGCAAAGTAACTCCTGTTGCTTCTTGTAATACGATCTGACCATTAGAGTCAGTTTCGTCCCAAGCGGCTTCAATAGTTACAGTTCCATCTTTTCTGCTTACTTCGTATGTTTTGTTAGTGTCAGTTAATTGAGTTGATTCAATTACATCTGCTGTTGTTTCCATAGTAAATGCTGTCACTTCCGCAACAGTATTCGCACCTATTTTAATTAGACCAGCTGATCCTGTATGTACTGCCATTATTCTTCTCCTTCTTCTGTATTAAAAGATTTTGGTTGTTTAGTTTTTTTGGGTTTTGCAGATGAATCAGACCAGCCTTGCTTAATCATTTCCTCTACTTGGTAATCCCAAACCTCAATAGATTCTCCGTCTTTATTTTGGAGTTTTTTTCTTTTTGCCATATTTTCTCCCTGTTGGTTTCTTAGCTTCTGGGTTATTATGCTTATGTTTCCACCCATCAGCTAGAAATTTATTAGGATTGTCTGTTAAAACAGTAATCCCATTTTTAATTAAATAAACTTTATCACTCATATTATGGTGTTCCTTGTGTAAATTTATAGAAACATCTTATAGTGATTATCGCACCACCATAAGGAAATATGCTTCCTTCGTCAGTTTCAACAGCAACTAATTGGGTGTCCAATGCGTTGCCATTTCTGGTTCTATCACTATCCAATGCAGTCTCAACTGTTGTCACTAATTGATTTCTCTTAGTGTCTATATTTACTGTACTTGCACTTGCATTGGTAACAAAACCAAATATTCTAAAATCAATCGTCCCTGTACGAGTTATATTACTATTCTTGATTGTAATATCTTCTCTAGTTTCATCAGCGGTCTGTACAAAGACTGCTGGGAATTGTTGTTGGGATAATTCATCTATCTCAAAAGGCTCTCTCGTTACTTTTCCGAAAGTAATCGGACTGCTAACCGCAGTAAGGGTTGTAACTATGTGAGCCGCAATATCTTCTCTTTCACTCATATTCTTAATTCTTTTTCAAATGATTTTCTAAATACTTCAACTGCTTTATCTTCTTCTGATCTGTTTACATCAAAAAATGGTCTTGATTGATCATTAAAAAATGCTTTTATATTTGCCTGTCTATTAGGAAAGAATATCTGTCCTTTAGTTTGAGATAATTTTTTAAATGACATATTCCCTAACATCTGACCAGTAAAAAATAAATTAGGTGTTAATGTAGCACCTCGTTTAGCTCTAACTTTTGCATAGCCTTTAGAGTATTTTTTAAATGCTCCACCTTTAACACTTCTTCCTTGTCTTGTACGATCTTTTATAACATTCTGTATAAAAGTTGCAGTCAATGCCATAGCTTTTCGACTAGCACTAGGGATCTTTCTTTTAATCTGATCTAATGCACCTTTAACAGCAGATACTTCAATCTGCATATTAACTGTTACCATTATCTAACCAATCTTAGTGAATGAACTGCAACCTTTTCAGCGTCAGATATTGTGCTATCATCATTAGCGTCATATTCAACACCATCTCGTAAAATATCTGCAAATTCATCTTCATATCTTTCTCGATAAAAAATACCCATTTGTTGGAAACGATCTTCGTCACCAGTAGCATTAAATTTTGTTAATGATGGACAAACATAATATCCCAAACATCTATAAACTGTTGCTCTTGTCCATTGTGAATCAGTAAGTAAAGTTAGATCAATTTCTATACCACCAGCATAACTTCTGTTTCTTGATTGATTGCTGTGATAAACTGACCACCATTTGTTTCTAATATCTCTTTGTACATCTGCTATTGCTTGGGTTACATAAGTATCAAGCTGTGCTGTACTAAGTCCCATATCACCAATATCTGGCTGATATGTAATTAAATCTGTGCGTGCCGCAAATGCCATAATAAAATTCCTTGTAAATAATTAGAGGGGGGAAAAATCCCCCCCCTTTTAACGTTAATCCTATAAAGATTAAAGTATGCTTGAGTCAGCCAATACTTCAACTCCATATGAATCGTGTAGCTCACCAACACCGAAAACGGCAGTGGCAACAATTTCAGTTCCTCTAATTGAAGCATCTCTTTGAGTTTCAATTTTAAGGTCTTGAAGCATAGCAATTCCTAATGCGTCTTTATGGAATAAACCACCTTTATAGTCACCAGTAGTACCAGTGTTAGCCATATTAGAAGTTTCATAAATACTTACACCAGCAAGTTGACCAACATAACCAGATCTTAATGCTTCGTTAGCTAGATCAGTTGGGTTAGGGTTTGCAAATGTATTAGTTAGGTTAGCTTTTAAGTCATAAGCAATCGCTGGGTGTAGAACACAAGACATATCGTTGCTTGGTACACCAGCTTGTTTTAGCTTAGATACTGCTTCAAAGATTTTTGCAACAGTGATAGCCGCATCAGCCGCACCAACCGCAGTTGAAAATCCGTCAAATAAAGCAGTTAGATCAGTGTCAATTTTTTTAGCAATAGCTTCACCAAATAATTTTCCTAGATCTCTTACCACATCTGATTCAGATACGTTTAAAGCCATATCTGTTACAGTTGTCATAATTCCAACTTCAGACACAGTTAGATCAGCTTTTGAAGTTGATACTGCTGTGTTGCTTAGGTCAGTTGCTTCTGCAACAGCCGCCGCACTTACAGTTGGGTAAATTGGCACTTGTAGTACCTTGCCTGAATTTTTAGGCATTGTGTAGTTTCTTACAAGACCTCGCATAATTGAAGTTTCAGATGCTACAAATAGAGCTTCTGCAACCATAGGCGAGATCAAATCGTCTAATGTAGACGTTGTTGATTCGTTAGCCATAATATTTCTCCTTTATGGTTTATAAGTTAATAATTTTTTAATAATTTCTCCTTACGATATTCAGCATATTTTGCTTTATCTTCGGGATTATTCATATTTAGTTCCGCCAAGTTCAAAGGTTTGGGCGTATCACCACCAACACTCGATCTAGATCCAGCACCACTAGGTGTTGCAACTTTAAAATGAGGGTTGTCATCTAAAAACTGTCCAACATATTCTTTTATACTAAGTGGCTCACCTTTATCGTTATACATTGGTGCATTATTATCACCAATAATTTCTGGTTTACCATCGTCTCCTAATTGGACTTTGTTTTTAAGTAAATTAACGACTTGCTCTGGTTTAATAGCTTGTTGTTCACTCGCTACTTTAATCAATGCATCATCAATTCTTACTTTTTGTAACTCGGCTTGGTATTGTGAAATAACAGCGTCTTTTTTAGATACTGTTTCTTTCAATACTTTATCAAATTCACCTCGTTGTTTTTGCATTTCTAACTCTTTAGCTTCTTTTTCTTCTTTGAGTTGTCTTGCTTCGTCAAGATCAATGCCATTAAGTTTTTTTTCAAACTTCGCTCTTTCTCTTGCTAGTCTCTTTTCAAGAATTTTATCCAATTCGCTTTGTGCGATCATTGGCTCTTGTTGTTCAACTTCCTGTTTTGTTTCTAGAGATTCAGTATTCTCAATCTCCGTTTTTTGCTCGTCAGCCATAGTAGTATTCTCCTATATTATAAGATCGCCATTTTCATTATACCAACTTGGATCAGTCGGTTGTAGATGGTGTCGGCAATTATATCCACCTCTACTTGTAAATGGATCGGTTGTTGATTTACCTTTCCAAATCTCAGATGACCACTTATCTCTAAGTTCTTCCTCTGAAAATATCTTCCCTCTATTCGCTATACAAAATGGTCTACTATCACCAATTATATCCCCGTAATAAAGAAAGTTTGTTAGACCAGCTTCTTCTGCTTTTGCTTTAGTAAACTGTCCATCAAATTCCATTAAACTATCGTGTGCTAACTGTTTAGCATATCTTCTCATATTATTTCCAACACGATCTGCACCATAAAAGGTGTGTAATCTTTCTATCGCCTTCGCCTTTGCTACCTCATCTGTTGTAGAGGCAACAAACTCTACTAATTCATTTATCTCATCAACATCAGCTTTAATATAAACTCCGTTTATTCTTTGTTGAAGTGACTTAACCATATCATTAATTGGTTTTCCACTTATTGTCGAGGAATAAACATTATCAGCTAAAGCGTTTACTGTTTCCGTTCCAATATTTGTAAAGCCTGTGAACTTTAGTCGTTTAAGGTTTGTTATCGTTTCAATATCAACTTCAGTAAGAGTTTTAAACTTAGCTGGTATTGGTAGCACTTTCATATTGTCTACGACCTGTTTAGCAACCTTATCGTATTCTCTAACAGTGCCATCAGCCCATAGAGTGTAGTGTTCATCAATGGCTTGTCTTAGCTTTGGTCTTATCTCAACAGCCAATCGTGCTTCAAACAACTTACCTTGTTTAGTTGGTAGTTCGTTTGCTATTTTAACAACATCTCTTTCTAAGTTTTCAAGAGCTATATTTAATCTATTGGTATGTCTAAGTTCAATATCATCTACAAGGTTTTCTCTTAACTGTGCTAAATCTTCTATCTTATCAGCCATTATCTTCTCTTGCCTTGTCCTCTGTATTTTTTATATGATCTTCTCTTAGATTTATTCATAGTAGACTTTATAGGGTTTCTACCTTGTGAAGTTCCCTTCTCAGTCTTTATGTGGCTCGTGTAATTCTTTATCTTCCGCATTTCTTTTCCAAAATTCGTCTAATGCGTTATGTTCGCAGTTAGAACATTTACATATAACACACTGTCCATTATTTCCACAATGACACTCGTGTTCGCAGTTACGACACATCATAGCTCCCCCTATTCAATGATTCGTTTAATTCTTAGCCTTCCCATATCATTCTCAAGTTCAGCTTTCACTTCCTTGCATTGGATATATATTCCTTCTTGATCTTCACCTATGGATCTAGATACAACTCTTTTCTGAGCCAAACAATCAGACATTCCCTTAGTTGGAACATACTCTAAAACTTTGTCTCCATTTTGTATCATCATCATAGCAAACACTATTTCGATCATTGTTTGTAACTCCCATTTTTTTCTTCTAAATCAATTATCCGTTCTTCGTGAAATTGAATTACCATATCATTCTTCTGAATCATTGGCATTTCTTCTTCCATTTGCTCTTTTAACTTCTCGACATTACCAGCTAGAAATTCCGTCAACATATAAAGCTCTTGTATCTGAGGACTAACCATATCGCCTTTAGGCACTCCATCAATGAAGTCATTAGCCGCCTCTAAGTCTTTAGTAATTAACTGAAGCTCAGTCTCTACTAGGGTTAATCTTTCTAATAGATTAAAATAACTAAAGCTACCAATAGCAACTGCCGCTAGTATAAATAAAAGGTTTTTGGCTGGTAAACTGACTTTGCTATCTTCCGATAAGTCTATCTTACTCGACATCTTCTTCAGCTACTTCCGCTTGTGTCTGTGCTGTTTCAAATACTCCAACTTCTGTTTGTGCTGTGATCTCGTCATTAATCGTACTAATAACAGCGTCATCATCAATAACCGCACTCACAATTTGTTTATCGATCTCTTTTTGGAATGTGCTTGATCTAACTCCACTTGCTTTAGCCTGTTGTAAGTATGCAAGATCAGAAGCATAATCTCTAAGATTAAATGAATCTGGGTAATCGATAGTACCATCAAACGACTTGCCTTGCCACATAGCCCATAAACTCCATATCTGTTCTTCAGCGTTTTCCAATAAGTCAGCCTTCTCACTCAATGTAGAGTTAAGGTTTTCAAATTCAGTCTGTAAAGCAATCCCAGATTGGACTTGGGTTTTAGTTTGTCTAACACCAGACATATGAGTTGCTCTATCTATCATCTCAATCTTTTGCTCAATAGATGATCTAATCTCACTTAGGTTTGATCCACTTGGCTGTAATAGAAAAGGTTTCAATCCACTATCTAAATCATCTGGCATTGATATAATTGCACCAGCACCAGCAGAAGCCTCAACACCTTGAGTTTTAACTAAGCTAGGGTGATTAGATAGTCTAATCAACTGTTCCATCTCAGATAACTCGTTGTAGATAGACTGTTGCAATAATGCAACATCTGTCAAATCACTAATCCCTACACCTTGTCTTGGTGATCTTTTATTATACAGGCAAATAGCTGGTATAGTTCCTAATTGGTTAGGCTTTACTTCAATAACTTTAATCTTACCTCTTTCTGGTACGAATACATAAGAAATATCATTAGGTGTCCATATTCTGAAATATGCTCCATCAGATGTAGTTTCTTCCCTAACTTTAATATAATCCAATACATAACGACCACTAGCGGCTCTTACATAGTTCCAGTCCATAACATTATCTGGCGTTACCATCGTTAGATAAGGTCTTATATCTTGGTTAAGTTCCTCTGCTCTAGTTTGTGCGTTGCTTTCTGGTTTATCTACAAATATCCAAACATTCCCATAAACACCAGCGTAAGTCTGTGCGTTCTTCATAAACGCATTAAAATTCTGTCCGTCAAGGTCTGTATCACTTAAGAATGATTCTAAACTAGGATCACTCTCCAACACGCCATATTCTCTTGTTGGTGGTACTCTAAATAGAAAACTTGAGTAAATACTTATGATATTTCTACAATGATTGTCTATTGGTGTGTAGTTAATTCTGTTTTGATATTCTAAATCTAGTTCCAATGCGTATTCGTGTAAGAAGCCACCAGATCGGTATTCATCTCCACCTAAGTATGATCTTAAATAAAAATTCCATCTAGGGATCATCAGATCATAGTTATCGTGTCGGTTTTCCATAAATTCTTTNTCTCGAATTAAGGAATCCATATTTTGATTCATTATGTACATTATTTAACGCTCCATCTNTGAGGTAATTGTTTTGTNTATTGTTTTCTTATAGGGAACAAATAATCTACCGCATAGCCTATGGCATCGTTCATATGGTCAAATCCGCTATCCTTGTCTGGTTGCGTAGTTCCCTCTTTATAAAGGTGTCTTTCCAATCCTCTAATGATGTTCTTACATTTTGGATCTATAAACATCATTCTTTGATCGTTTGTATTCTTTAATCGTGAATTAACAGCGTTAATCCTGTCCCTTACTTGAGGGTGTGCATTTTTAACTCTTACTGTCAATCCAGCGTTTTGTAATATGTTTAAATCAGTCATTCCACCAGCAGAGGTCTTTCTTTGCCTACAAGCTGGATCTGGATAGACTATTATCTGTCGGTTAGGGTATCTTGTTTTGATTTCCTTAACCAACTCGTCTGTATTTGATGAATATATAACTATTTCATCAATTAAATTAATAATATTGTTATGTATCTGAAACACTGCCGCACTCATTGGATCAATGTTAAAATCCATTCCAATATGTAAGGTAGTGTTATTATCTTTTAAAGTTTTAACATTTTGCTCTCTATCAAAGTTATAATAGATAGCACCAGCATATGTCTCAAATGTTGCCTCATACTCTTGTCTGAATGTCCGTTCATCAAGATCAGACTTAGCGGCTTCAATTTCATCTGGCTCTACTTGTCCGCCTTGAAGTGTTGTAAACTGCCAAGACTTCCAATCATTATCCTCTTTGCCCTTCATATAAAGGTCATAAGCCCAGTTGCCATATCCCCTCGGAGTTCCGCACGCAAAAAAATGTCCACGGGTGTCAGACAATGTGGCTCTTAATACTGAATAATATGCGTCACTTGGAATATCAGCAAACTCGTCCAATACAAGAAAATTTAATCCTACACCTCTTAATTGATCGTATGATCTGTCTGATCCTCGTAAAGAAATCTCTGAGTTATTGTGTAGTCTTATTGTTAAATCTGTTTCGTTTATATAGCTGACTAGATCATTTTCTAAAGCAACTTCTTTTAATTTAGCCCAACATATCTGTTTAGCTTGTCTATAAGTCGGTGCTACATACCAAACTTTTTGTCTGGGTTTCTTACAAGCAAAGTTTAACAATTCGCCTATGGCTATAAAAGTCTTACCAAATCTACGCCCTGTTATTAATACTCTATTACGAGCTTGAGATTCGATTACTTGCTTCTGAGGACTTGTTAATGGCATCTATCTTTATTCTTATGTTTACTTTCCGTCCAGCATATTCACTACTGAATATAAATTCTTTTTCTTCAGTTGATTTTAAACCATTAATCGTTTGATTTAGCCACTGCATAATCTTTTGATTATCATTCACAATTTAAATCCCTTTTTCCAAGCCTGTAAACTCCAATATGCGGCTGATAAATTCTTTTGTCCTTTGACTCTTTTTAACACGCCACCCATTCTAGCGTCAAATGATCTTTTTCTAGCTGGAATGTTCTTCTTAATACTCATTTCCTTAGAGCCAAAGTTTACCTTCTTTACATTCCCTGTTGCCTTATCTCTTACAAAGACTTTGAACTTCTTAACATCACCACGCATTGGTTTGTTTAGTTTAACATCTCGTCCTCTATATTTAGCCATATGTAAAGTTTATAACCTTCTCATTATTTTCATTGATTGTCATATCTTTTTTAGCCCATCTATCTGGGAATCTTCTCTCCAATACCCACGCTTTAGATTGCCAAGATTTATCTTTCATTAGGAAGTCTAAACAATACATTTGACATTCTGACTGAGCCTTTTTTAGAGCGTCCAAAAAGTCTATAAAATTTTTTTTAGCTGTTTCGTCTTTGATTGTTTCTACATCTTTATTAATCCAATTATAATAAGTCTGTTTAACGATACCAGCATAATCACAAGCGTCCTCAATAGTTAGACCTTTCCTTATAGCGTCTAATAGTCTTTCTTGTGCGTTGTCTTGTTTAAGTTTTCTTCCCATTTTAACCTCTTTTGTTTGAGTAAACCCTGTTAATACAGTTTAATTTAAGTTTTGAAGTTTCCACCTCACATAGTCTGGATTGTTCTTTTCGATCTCGGTATAGTGTGTTGCCATACCATTTACAGTATCTTCTTCGTTTTTACCTTCTAATTGCCTCACATAGTAAATAGCGTGTAATATTTCGTGTTTTACAAGGTCAACTGCAATCGAGCCGCCTTCTTCAATAATATCTTCATCAAGATATATAATCATTTGTTTGGAATGAAAAGAGCCTTGTTGCTCTCCAATCTCATAGCATATGTGACTGTTAATTTTAATAAGTTTTATACGATAGTGAGATAATCTAATAAACTCTGGTAATTCAATCTTTTTCACACTTCCTCTAGTGGTCTATTTTCACAATAAAAAGCCCAAGTTTTCAATAGTTCAGCTTCTCTTGCTCCGTGTTCAGCTGTTAATGCTTGTACTAAGGTTTTTTTATTCCAGAATACATAATCTAAACATTCAACTTTAGTCTCAAAGGATTTTAATAAATATTCAGTTTGAATTGGAGTGTCGATGTTTTGATACCACATTAAAACAGTAATAACCCATATAACATTCATTTGCGTTTCTTCTTCCTAAGATCAAGATCGTGTTTTCTAGATCCTCTTAGGAAACTATTAACTCGTCCCATAGACCAAGCCGCCATCGGTACTCTCCGTGATCCAGCACTTAAGAAAGCACCCTGTCCTCTACGATATACTTTAGCAAGAGTACCATAAGTATATCTTTTAGACGCTTTTGCTTTTCTCTGCAAAGTAGCCTTAACTGAAGCTGATAGTGGTTTTCTTTTTACAGCCATTAGGCTTTAGTCCTTGATTTTAATAGGTTTTTAGGAATACGCTTTCCAGCTTTATAAAGGTTTGATACTCTTTTAATTAAACTAGCTCGTCTTGTTCTCTTAGCACCTTTTAATCCAGATAAATATTTTTTTGGTAATCCTGTTTTTTTGTCTTTAGGTGGCTTTCTTAATTTAGCCATTATTTGCCTACTTTTCTCATAGCTGATATATGAGCCTGTCTAAATGTTCGACCTTTTTTAATATCTCTTGCCATAGATCGCATATGTTTTAGTGAATGGTGTCTAGCGTGACTTCTCATCGTCTTTTGTTGTCTCGGTTTAAGATCCGCTATAATATTTTTAATAGAAGCTACCTTAACCATTATTTTCTCTTATTTTTTTTCTTCTTCTTTTTTTTCATAGTTTTACTATGTTTTCCAGTATGATATGGCATAATTACTCCCCTAAAATGATGTTTATATGAATAGTATATCTACACGAATGGTAGTATAGCAATTTATCTCACAGTCTGACGACAAAGTCAAACATTAAATTGCTTGATCGAAAAACTTTTTTAATTCTTCAGCGGCTTCTCTAAGTCGATCACCAGCATAACCTTTTTTAAATTGATAAATAGCTGATATTTCTTTTAAATTAAAATCTTCTACGCATACTCTATACATTAGTTGAAATGCAAAATCACCTAACCAAGTATGACTGCGACTGAGTTTATATATAGCGTCTATTCGATCTTCAGCCATTGATTGCCAGGCGTTGCCACCGCCAATAGAATTAAAGTTAGCAGTATAACTACCAATACGACTCTTTTCCCATAATCTGCGAAATCTCAATGCAGTATAATATTGAACAGTATTTAAGACTTTCTTAGACCGCAGTATATCTAAACTAGACTCAGCAACATTAATCATCACGACTTTGCCTTGTCCTTTAGCCTTTTGTTCCTTCGTTCCTATAAACTTAGGCTTTATTTTTCTACGATCTTCTTTCTTTAAAACTTCCATATCGGAAGTGTACTGTATTTGTTCTTATCAGTCGATTAAATTTTTAGGATATTGCTTTAATGGTAATTTAAAACTGTTAAATATTTGTTTTTTATCATTTTTATCTGCGTGAATATAAATATATCTATGTTTACCTTTTATCTCTATTTTTCTTAAATTTAATTTTTTAATTATTTCATTTCTATCCGCAACCAATTTATAATTCATCATTTGCAAATCATAAGTATCATTAAAACCTAAAATTGTTTTTAATTTTATCCAATCATCAACTTTGGGAAAACTAAATCCTTTGTCTAATCTAAACCAATGAGCCGCAGTATCTTTATAACCAAAAATAGTGTCTAAATCTTTGTTTTTAAAGTTTTTTTTATTATTTCTTAAAAAGATAGCAATATCTTTTCTGTTAATTTTATCTTCATCAATTCTTCTTTTAACTAAATTAACTTTTATTTTATTATCTTTTTGATAATGACCAATTTTCCTAAAATGAAATTCTTTCCCTTTAGAATCAATAAATTGATAATTATTAAGTGTTGCTCCTGTATAAATAAAATTTGTTGCTTGATACAATATTCCTAAATGATTTTGGTTTTGATCCGCAAATGAAACAATAATAGTTGGTTTTTTAAGCAGTTTTATTGATTTAGAGATTAAAAATGATCCTTCATTTTTAAGGTTATTTTTTAAAACTAATCTATTTAATTCAATTACTTTGTTTTTAAATTTTTTACCAGCTATGGAAGCTGACAAAGTTGGTGAAGGTGGTTGTCCAAATGTAACCACTCCAACTAATTTTTCTTTATAAAATAATCCAAAAGAATAACTAATGCTTGGCATACGCTTTGCATAATGTATATCTAATATAAAAGGTTTTGTTGCATTATAAGAAATATGTTGAACAGAATAACCATTCATATTTTCTTTCCTGTCATATAATTAAAGCTAACTTGTTCTTTTCCATTGGTAAAAGTTATCTCATTCCAACTGTGAAATGTCATTATAAAACCATCTGGGACTTTGTTAGGAAATCTCTGACGGAAAAATTGTTCTGGGGTTATCTTCTTTTCTTTAATTATACTATCTTCATCAAGCCAGCGTTCTTGAGATAAATAGGTTGAAAAATGCGGAATAAACTCTGGACTAGAGGCTTTAGAAACAAGTTGATTATATTTTTCAATCAAGGTGTCAGCGTCCACTTTGTTTTTAATTTTATTGTATTTCTGTAAAGCTACCTTCTTACTTCCTCTCTTAGCCTTTAACTTCCCCCATATATACATAAAATCATCTATATTCTTATCATTTATTCTTATTAGTTTATTCTGTTTGTTATCGGTTGGTGTATCGTTTGGCATATCTTGATACTCGTCATAGTGGCAGATTGTAAGGACATTTGGTGTATCGGCTGGTGTATCGATTGGCGTATCGGTTAGGATCGTTCCATTTGCCTTCAATCGGTCTAAATACCTTTGAACTTTGGCTCTATTCCAATTAAACGCTTTAGCCATATAACTAATCGAACAGCATAACTGACCACGCTTTAATTTTATGGTTTGTCCCTTGATGTCGAAATCTCTATCCTTGAAACTTGCTTCCAATAATATCCAAATGAAAGCTCCAATCTCACATAATGATCTGTCTTTTTTCTGTAATGATGGGTGATATAATATAGCCCTATTGATCTTGATATATCCTTGCATATGTTTTTGCCCTTATGTCTAAGAGGTGTAGTACCTCTCGATTGTTAACTTTTTTACAAGGTGATATTATTACTAATTC